GTCGTCCGCTACGATGATGTCTGCACGACTACCTGTTAGCTGTGACGATATACCAAGAGACTTAACAGAGGGAGCGTGAGACGCTGGAGCAGGACCAACATCAAAGGCTATCTTACTAAACCGTTGGTTCTCTGACGGCTTTAATCCTTGTAATATAGGAATCTCTTGGATGATACGCAGGGTAAAGGTAGAGAAGTCATCCGATCTATTCTTAGATGCAGATACAACAAGTATGTTCTTAGATGGATTGAGCAGCAGCTGATGTACTACAAAGGCTGATGTTATCCAACTCTTACCTACTCCCCGGAATGCCATGATAACAGACCGCTTAGGTCCGTGTTGCAAGTACTCCGCTATATCGTATTGAAGCGGGGTAGGATCAGGGAGGTTAAGGTGTTTCCAAACTAAGTATAGAAAGTTTCTAAAGTCCTTGAGCTTGGGCGGTATCTCGATGTTCTTCTTCTTCAAATGGTAACGCTTTTAATTGATGATCTAACGCTTCTAAAGGCGTACCTACACCGCTGTCCATCAATACGTTGTTGTCTTTCAAAAATTGTCTTGCTCCGTTAAGAAGAGCAGCGTTGTACTCCCCCATATCCTCCATCATATCTATGCTGTGGCTGTACGCTCCTGCTATCTTATCGTGCAGTTTACTTCCCTCTTTATGACTAAGCATGATGTTATATTACTATCGGGTGTTATCTTTGTAAACAAAAAGAGGCGGCTCCGAAGAACCGCCCCTTAATGATGGATGAGCTATAAAGCTTAGCTTAAAGCAGCTTCGAACTCAGCGACTGTTCCTAACTCAGTACCGTTATGGTAGAGGTCAGCGTCAAACTTAGCGGCAGCAGCCGATCCGTCAGTCGAAGAGATGTCAGTAGCAGCAGCAGTTGCGGAAGTAGAGAGAACTTTGAACTTGTCGTCTCCTTCGTCCCAGATGAATGCAACATTGCTTTCGGAAGAACCACGCTCAACGATGAAACCACCGTCATTAGAAGCATTTGTTCCGGAACCAGCACCTTTAGAAAGGTTCATGATGCTGTCAGTAACATCGATGTTAGTGGTGTTAACCGAAGTGGTCGTACCATTAACAGTCAAGTTACCCGAGAACGTAGCATTAGCAGCACTGATGTTTCCGCTGAACGAAGCAGAGTTACCGTCAGAAGCGAGGGAACCAGCTTGTGTTTGAAGAGCAGAGATGTCTGTGTCGTTACTGCTGATAGCAGAAGTGTTAGCAGATACGTCGGACTGCAAAGAAGAGATGTCACTATCATTCGAAGAAACGTTCGATTGAAGAGTAGTGATGTCAGACTGAGCAGATGAAACGTCAGATTGAAGGGAGCTGATGTCCGAGTCATTGCTGCTTACGTTAGATTGTAAGGTAGAAATGTCGGAGTCGTTAGAAGCAACAGCGTCAGCAACAGTCTTTAACTGAGTATCAAGAGCGTTATCAGCAGCTTGAAGAGTCGTTACCGAACTGATGTAGTTAGCAGAACCGTTAGCTGTATAAGCACCACCTGTACCAAGACCAGCACCTGCTTGAGTTGCATCAAGTTCGGACTGAAGAGCTGAAGTATCAGAAGCAGTATCTACATAAGCTTTGGTAGCGGCGTGAAGGGAAGCAGTTGGAGCACCTGAAAGGGTCAAAGCCCCAGTCATTGTTCCACCTGCGAGGGCAAGCTTCTTATCAAGCTCTACTTTTGTTTTTTGACCCAATTGGGTAAGCAAACTAGACATAATATATAATCCTTTGTTGTGGGTTAGTTGTGTTTAGAAAGAGTATAAGGACAGCTAATAACTGTCAAGCTGGCTCGGTAATTAGAATAGCACCAGCCTCGGTAGTTAAGCTGTCTCCATCTTCTGCAAGTATATGAGTAACAGTAGGTACCGCACCGCCAAGCTCTACGATTTTCCAAGCAGTTCCATCGTCAACAGCTATACAAGGACCACCGCTACCGTCCCCATCTGTGACATATATGATGCGTCCTGATGTACCAGCTTCTGGTAAACTTGATGTAAGATATGATCCAATTTGCAGGGATTGTGATATATTTACCGAACCACTAATCAAGCCTCCAGACTTATCAAACTTATTATCAAGCTTGGCTTTAACCTTCTGACCTAACTGTGTAAGTAAACTGCTCATCTAAATCTATGGTGTACTAAGACCGTCTAAGAAGTCGTTGTAATCTCCAACCTCCTCTTCTCGTGCGTCTAAGAAATACGGCAAGTCGTTCCAAGCAGTCGTCCCGTCACCTATCTTAATTCTGTTGCGAGCAGAGTCGATCTCGATTCCTACTTCCCCCTCTAAAAGAACAGGGTTGGCGGATGCCCAGTTACTGGCGGAATCGTTCCTAAGTTGTATTCTTTTACTAAATGTAGCCATTTGTTATGCTCCTCCTCCATTGTAAACATCTAAGTTATCACTAGCAGTTGCTCCTAAAGCGTCAATCTGTGGGTCACTTAATGCAGCGTTACCGCCAACCAAACCGATGATGTCAGGGTCAGATGTAATAGAATCTGTTATTGCTTTAGCAGCAGCCGTCGTAGCTATCGCTTCCGTAACACCACCCGCAGCTACCGCACCAAGTGTATTGTACTGAGCGATTAATGGACTCGGTCTAACAACACGAGGTCTTCTGTACGGTCTAGCCATTAGCACTTCCACCTACGCAAAGCTAAAGCCTTACGAGTAGGACGACCTTTACTGTCTTTCATTGGTCCCTTGACACCAGACATACGAGCACAGAAGGAACGTTTACGTGGACCACCGCCGGGTTGAGGAGCTTTAAGCTTAGAACCTGTAGCTCTGTTGTACTTAGCTCTTCCCTTCGCAGTGAGTCCGCCTTTCTTGCTTTTCTCACCCCTGCCTATCGACAAAGATACACTCACTTCTTCTTAGGAAACCCACGCTTCATATTAGCGTAAGCTTTTGGTGTAATAGTTGACTTCTTCTTGCTACGGCTAATACCGAGCTTCCTTCTTCTATTAATGTTTGCGTATAATCCTTTTGGCATATCTATTTCCTCACTAATATTTCCATCATACGGTCTAACTTACCGTGCAGTTCTTTGATTGATTCTTCTACCTTTGCAATACGAGTTTCAACAGCAATGTCTCTTTCTCGTTGTGCAGCTAACTCCACCTCTATCTTAGTCATTCTTTTCTCACCGAGATCAAGACGTTCAATAACACGTTTGATAATCCACCCGATCACGCCAAGAGCGACGACAAGAGCGGTGTTAAGAAAGCCAGAGATAGATTCGATCATCGATGTTAAGTTTTAATAATGTAATTTAAAATGATGGTTGGTTGAACATTGTTGTGTGCAGAGGATGCGTCTGTACCTCCCGTATTTCCTGTGTTTATTCCAGCTCCTTGGACTGTCCCATTTCCGCTACCCGTGGCATAACTGTTGTTAGAAGATTGGACTCCTGAAGTGTGGTTGTGTGATGGCAGTCCTGATTCTGCGGCTGTGAGGGTGTGTTCCTTCGTATCAGCGATTAAACCATTATCTTCACCAAGCGTATCAGCAGTAGCACCTAATAAACTTTCACCTAAACCAGCAACTACTCGTCCACGAAGATCAGGAAGATTGAAAGTCGTAGAACCGTCACCGCTACCGTAAGTTGTACCGATAACAGCAAACAAAGCAGCTTGAGTTGTCCTGTTAACTGCCGACCCATCACACAACGCATAACCAGTAGGAGCCGCACTACCAGCAAAAGCAGACACCGTTCCAGTTGGTACGGTTTGTAAGTTTGTACCGTTTACTTTGTAGTCACCTGTGATGTTTAAGTCCCCTGTTACGTTAAGTGCGTGTGTAGCAACACCACCGGAACCTATATTTACATATCCATTTACTGGGTTAATAGTTAACCAAGCAGCCCCGCCACTACCGTCATCGTTTGCTGAAAAAATTCTAAATAATTCACCACTACTTCCGTTGTGATCAATATTCCAACGATAAGTACCACCGCTGTGACTCCTTAAAATAAACTGTCCTCCTTCTCCGCTTTGTCTCAAGGACTCTATTTCACCGTTTACAGTCAACAAGGCAGACGGCTGGTCAGTACCAATACCTACTTTACCGTCTGATTGTACATTGAAGGTAGTATCGGTCGTGCTTATCTTATCAGATGTAACAGCACCACTAGCTAACTTAGCATTTGTAACGCTACCATCCACTAAAGAGTTCGTACCTACTGTACCTTCAACTGCCACACCGAATCCACGTTGAATAACAACGATGTCTTCTCCACCCGTCATGTTCGGGATGATGGTAAGTGTATCAGTGTCTGGGTCTACGGTGTACTCTACAGTTGGTTCTTTAATTAGACCGTCAATACTTACCTCGTAAGCTGTGTCTCCAAGTACCTCTGCTCCTGTAACAGTGTATGTATTATTCGTACCAGATATAGCAGAGAATACCCACTTGAGTGGTGGTTGAGTAGCACCGCTAGATACCTGAGCAACTTTGTTATCTACATACAATTTTGTTACTGCATCTGTTGTATCTGACGCTGTACCCACGTTCTGTATACGAAGACCTAAAGCGTCCCACTCTGTACCGCCTGATTCTTTCTGTAAGGATTGATCGTTCAGTTCTGCAATCTCTTCCGATAGATAACGGTTGTGACGATAAGCTAAATCAAGTTCAGACTCTGTAAGTACAGACCCGTTAACAAAGTCCACGAGGTTCTGGTTCGGAGCACTGCGTCGTCTGACACGAACATTAGCACCAGCTGTAGCTCCGCTGTCTAAGACAACCTTAGTTGATGGTGTGGCGACGATTGTGAAGTCGGTCGTTTCAGCACCGTTGATTTCTACCTTAATGTGTTCGTCTTCAAGGTACGGGAAAGTAAAGTCAAAGTCGGTCTGTCCGCCTGTTGCTGTATA